CTCGTAAGAAGTCGTTTTGTGCTAGGATGTCTGGTATGCCTGGTCCTATGAAAGATGAAAAAGGTAGACCTACTAGGAAAGCCGCATCACTAAAAAGGTGGAATTGCAAATGAGTGCAGAACGCGAAGTTATAGAACACGGTGTTGAGATCAAACATATTCAATCAGATGTGGACAGTATTATGGAAGACATGGAACAATTAAAAGCCCGTCTAGATGGTATTGAAAAAACATTAGAAGAAATCAAAGGCGGATGGAAAGTATTCATTGCTATTGCTACTATTATTTCAGGCGTTATAAGCTGGATGGTGACACACTGGTTAGGAAAATAACATGAAAGCTTTTATAGACAGAATATTTAAAAATAAAAAGCAAAAGGAGTTATTAGATGAAATTGCTAATACAGAAGTTACAGAACAAGCTACAGTCGAAGCTATCATTAAAGAAAATAAAAAAATTATTACTAAACAAATAGAACAGACTCTTAAAGAATATACAGATACAAAAGAACATACAGATACAAAGGACGATTAAATGCCTAGTAAATCTAAAAAACAACACAACTTAATGGCTCTAGTTGCAAACGACCCCAAAGCAGCCAAACGATTAGATATTCCAAAATCAGTAGGAGAAGAGTTTATGAAAGCAGACAAAGGCAGGAAGTTCGGATCAGGTGGAGCACTAAAAGCAACAGATTCAAGTGAAAATCCTGGATTATCAAAATTACCAACGGAGGTTAGAAATAAAATGGGCTACATGAAAAAAGGCGGTATGGCAAAAAAGAAAATGAATATGGGTGGCATGGCTTATAAAGAAGGCGGTAAGGCAGACATGGCTCAAGATAAAAAGATGGCTAAAAAAGCTGTAGGCATGCATGAGAAACAACTTCATGAAGGAAAGAAATCAGACTTAACTAAGCTTAAAAAAGGCGGTATGGCTAAAGGTTGTGGTTATTCTAAAGGTGGTCAACTCGCTAAAGCTAATGGTATTGCTGTTAAAGGTAAAACTAAAGGCAAGATTTGCTAAGGAGCTAACATGGCTATAATTGAAAAAATGAAAAAGTTTGTTAAAGACATTACGCCACCATCAAAAGAACAAAAAGCTAAAGTTGAAGAAAAGCAAATGAAAATGGAAGAAATGAAAGATCCAGAAGCTTATCGTAAAAATAAAGCTATGTACGATGTAAGTACAGAAGTTAAGAAGTTTGATGAGAACTATAAAAAAGGTGGCGCTGTTAAGAAGATGGCTAAAGGCGGCAAAGTATCTCAACTTTCAAAAGCTAATGGCATCGCCGTTCGTGGTAAAACTAGAGGAAAGATCTGCTAATGAGACCTTCACGTGGTATGGGTGCTATAAAGAAAACTAAGATTCCTAGTGCTACTGAGAACACTATGCCTAAGGGCGTGGTTAAAAAACGTCGTGATAATACTGACTTTACTCAGTTTAAAGAAGGCGGCATGGTAGAAAAGAAAAAGGGTGGTATGCTAGATTCATTACAAAAAGCAGCTCCTTATTCTAAAAAACTAGGTAAAAAAGAAGGTGGTAATGTGAATGCAGCCGGTAACTACACTAAACCAAGTCTTAGAAAAAGCATAGTATCACAAGTAAAAGCTGCTGCAACACATGGTACAGGCGCAGGCCAATGGTCAGCTCGTAAAGCACAGTTAGTAGCTAAGAAATACAAAGCCGCAGGTGGTGGATATAAGTGAGTGCATTAGCTAAACCACAACGTTCACTCAAATCATGGGGTGACCAAAAGTGGACAACTAAGTCTGGTAAAAAATCTAGTGAAACAGGCGAAAGATACTTACCAGAAAAAGCAATTAAAGCATTAAGCCCTCAAGAGTATGCTGCTACAACGAAGGCTAAAAGAGCAGGTAAAGCTAAAGGAAAGCAATTTGTAGCTCAACCTAAATCAATTAAACAAAAAGTAAAACCTTATAGAAGAGTTAAATAATGGCAACCTTAACCACAGGACAAACGAGTTTTAACTTAGATTTAAATAACCTCGTTGAAGATGCGTTCGAACGATGCGGACAAGAACTACGTACTGGATATGAGCTACGTACTGCACGACGTTCTTTAAACTTACTTACTATCGAGTGGGCTAATCGTGGTATTAACTTGTGGACAGTTGAACCTGGTCAAATTAATTTAAACCAAGGCCAAATTATGTATGCATTACCTGTCGATACAATAGACCTTTTAGACATGGTAACTAGAACCGGTACAGGATCAAACCAACAAGACATTAATATTAACCGTATTAGCGAGTCTACGTATATTACGATACCAAATAAAAACGCTACAGGTCGTCCTATCCAAGTGTGGATTAATAGACAATCTGGCCAAGAAAACCCTACTGATTTGTATACAGATGGTGCAGTTACTGCAACGGCTACTACGATTAACTTAACTTCTATTGTAGGTTTAGCTCAGTTTGGATTTATTAGATTAGATAATGAAACCATTCAATACGGTGGACTCACAACAACAACAAGCGGTTCTACAACATACTACCAATTAACTGGATGTATACGAGGTGTTAATAACACGGTAGCTGCAACGCATACTACGGCTACTAGAGTTTTTGTACAGAACCTGCCTACAGTGAATGTATGGCCAGCACCCGATCAAAGTAATTTTTATCAGTTTGTGTATTACAGATTAAGACGAATTCAAGACGCAGGTACCGGTATTTCAGTAGAAGATATTCCGTTTAGATTTATCCCTTGCATGGTTGCAGGGTTAGCTGCGTATCTAAGTATGAAATTACCTAATGTGTCACCTGATAGAATTCAGATGTTAAGAGCAGATTATGAAGCGGCGTTCCAATTAGCAGCTGACGAGGATAGAGAAAAGGCAAGCGTTAGGTTTGTACCTCGTGAAATGTTTTATCACGGATAATTAAATGCCAAGTAAATACGCAAGTGCTAAGAACTCGATTGCCCAATGTGATCGATGTGGTTTTAGATATAAACTAACGCAATTAAAACGCTTAGTCATAAAGACAAAAAATGTTAATATACTTGTATGCCCAGAATGTTGGGAACCGGATCAACCACAGTTAAGCTTAGGCCTATACCCAGTTAACGATCCGCAAGCAGTGCGTAACCCAAGACCTGATAGTCCTAGTTATTATCAGTCAGGTTTAAACGGACTACAAACAGACGAAACAACAGGAACTTCTACATCACAAACAGGTGTTCCGTTGATGGGTAGTAGAATTATACAATGGGGTTGGAATCCAGTAGGTGGGTCTAGTTATTTTGATGCACCATTAACACCTAACGACTTAGTAGGAACAAGTGTACTAGGTGATGTAACAATATCAATATCTTAAGGAGAAGTAAAATGGCATTTAAATCAGGCGCAGATGGTATTACTAAACAAGGTAAAACTAAAGGTCGTAACTTAGGTGACGACGGAGCTAAAGTAGCTATTCAAACAGGCCCAAAACATGCAGGTTCTAAAGGTGGTAAAAAGAACATTGACATGAAGACTATGGGTCGTGGTATGGCTAAAGTTGCAGCACAGAAAAAAGGATAATTATCATGGCAAAAAACGATTTTCCAAAACCAACACCAGCAGGCCCATATCCATTAGGTCACGCTAAAGAAAACAAAGACGCTAGTGAATACACTGGGTTTAAATATCCATCAGGTGGCACAGGCGATGATCTTAATATTTATAAACAACCGATGCCTAATCCAAACAGCACAGACATTGGCTTTTCTCAAGATCCTAACAAATTAAAAGCTCAGGACTTAGATCAAAGTACAGGTAGACAACGTGTAAGCGCAGGTGATCCAGCGTCTAAGAAAATTAATAGACATGGTGAAAAAACTATGCGTGGATATGGTGCAGCTACTAAAGGCATTAAAACAAGAGGCCCGATGGCATAATAAATGAACTACGCTCAGCTTGTTGCACAAATACAGGACTACACAGAAAATACGTTTACTACAACGGATATAAACACATTTATAACCCAAGCAGAACAACGTATTTACAACACGGTTCAATTACCTGCACTACGAAAAAATGTGACAGGTTCATTAAGTGCTGGTAATAAGTATTTAGCTATGCCTACAGATTGGTTAGCTACATTTAGTTTAGCTGTATTTGGCGCTGACAATGAATATAAATATCTTTTAAATAAAGACGTAAACTTTATTAGGCAATCATTTCCTGATACTGATTCAGCTTTTTATGGAGAGCCACAGTACTATGCAGTATTTAATGCATCATCATTCATTGTAGGCCCTACACCTGATATTAATTATTCAGCAGAGCTTCACTACTTTTATTACCCGACGTCTATTACTATTGCGGGTACTTCTTGGCTGGGTGATAACTTCAGTTCAACTCTTTTGTATGGGTCTTTATTAGAGGCTTATACATATATGAAGGGCGAAAAAGACGTGCTTGATAACTATAGAGTTCGATATGATGAAGCTATGTTATTACTCAAACAACTTGGTGATGGTAAAGATAGACAGGATGCGTACAGATCAGGTCAAGTTAGATACCCAGTTCAATAAAGGAAACTAAATTGGCAATCGGACAAACACTAGCAACAAGTTTTAAAGTTGAAATCTTAGATGGTATACATAATTTTGGTGTGGGCGTTATCCGTGCAACTACTGCAGCGGATACATTTAAAATAGCTTTATATAGTACGTTAGCTACGCTTAACTCTACAACAACAGTATATACAACACAGGATGAAGTTACAGGTACAGGCTATGTAGCAGGGGGTAACACATTAGTTATTTCTCAAGCGCCTACCTCAACGAATACTGAAACAGTGGCATGGTTAAACTTTGAGAATTCAAGTTGGGCTAACGCTACCTTTTCAGCAGACGGTGCTTTGATATATAATAGCACTCAAGGTAACAAAGCAGTAGCAGTATTAAACTTTGGAAGTACTAAAACTACGACCAATCAAACATTTACAGTAACATTCCCGGCGTCTACATCAAGCGCTGCAATTATAAGGATCACATAAATGACAACAGTATCTTCTGTATTTTCAGAAGCACCGCAAGTAAAAGTAAGTAATGTAAGAC